CAGTCACTAACTGGTAAGCAATGGCGCGCGCTGTACCGTTGCTAGTCAGTTTGAGATAGTTCCCAGCGTCCCAAGCAATTGCACCGCCACCGTCCGATCCATCAGTCCAGCCGGCGATATTCCCTGCGAATGTGCCATTGGTAATGGCAGTTGATACGCTGGGCCGCGTCAACAGCGCGTCATTGATCCAGACACGCGCGCTCGCGTTCGTCACTTCGACAAGTGCCGTATCACCCGTTGAGAACACGAACGGGATCATCTTCGCGGTGGCGTTCGACTGCATAGCACCTAGATATTTGAAGCCAGGTCTCAGGGCCATTGAACCCAGCACACGCGGGATGTAGTTGTCCATCGTCTCCGCGCCAAGCGATACGCGCGCTTGATCAATGCGCGCGAGTCCGAGCGGAGACACAAGCCCTCTGTTGAAGGCGAAAAGGGCTTGTATCTGACGGCTCATCCGATCAGATTCCCGGAAGTACCTCCGCCATCACGACGATTGACGCCGCGGGTGCGAGCAAGCGACCAATTGCCTTGCGCTAAAATTTGCGTAGGCCCAGCCATCGCGCAGCGCGACTTCGCCCGAAGAAGAGCGCGGCCACGGATGCTGTGCAGAGGATTGGCTGGGTTCACGAACATCGCCAACCGGCGCTCATCGTTCGTGATCTTCAGGACCAACTGCGTAGCGAAGTGCGCCGCGACGAAGTCCTTGAAGGACGGCGGCCACTTGCTCATGTCGGCGCCGTAGCTCGCATCGTTCGACACGTAGCGCACGTAGACGTTGTCTAGGTCCGAGTACCAGTAGCCGGCTTCGTCCACGTATCTTAGAATCGGCACGCGGAAGTATTCGTCGGAACAGAATGCCGACGTAAGGATCCAGTCCGTCGGCTTGTCGAAGGCTCGCGAGTAGCCGTAATCCGGCTCGATGCCTGGGTCGTAGTCGATGCGAACTGTCCGCATCGCGAACATCCATTGCCCTTCTTCGAGACAGGCGTCGACACCCTGGTTGTTCCAGACTTGGTCGAGCAACCGCCTGGTCTCCTCTACCACGGTAAGGCCAGTGATCGCGCGCTCCCCAGCGAGCAGAAGCGCGTCGTTGTAGAGAGACAGGCGGGTTGCGCTCATTTACTGCGCCTTCTCGAAGTTGCGCATCCAGTCCGAAGCCTCGGCTGCTGATTTGAGACCCTGCTGAAGCATCTGGCTGTCGCTGTTGCGAACAACGCACCACTTGATGTGCGCGCCTTTGAACTCGATCCGGTTCTTCACCGAACCTGATGGCACCTCGGCGTTCACCAGAAGTTCGATCACGCGATCGAGTTGAACCTTCGCGTAGTTACGCTCGCACATGACGACGATGAGGTACGCGATCCACTTGCCGTCATCGCGCCGCACCGTGATGTGGTCGAACGGTTCCATCTGCGATGCGACGTGCGCCCAGAACTCTGGATCCTGGATGTTCTCCAGCGTGATTTGCGGCTCGGCGTCGACGACCCAGTTGTGCTGCTTGTGCTCGGCGTCGCCGATGCGATCCGGCATTAACCGCGGCGCCTTGGCCACCGGTTTCGCCGAGACCGGAATGGCAGCTTCCTTTCTTTGCTGCTCCACTACTTGTCTTGCTTCCATCTGCATCTCCTCTAAATTGGAACTGGGCGGCACCAATGCCGCCCAGGTGTTGCGCGTTACGCCGCGGTCGAGGTGAAGAAGCTCGAGCTCAGGCAGAACGACGTCGAACCTGCCGAAGTGCACAGAACCCCCAGATACGACAGGGGCGCGGTTGAAGCCGCCGTGGTCTGCACGCCGATGATCACGTCACCGAGCGACATACCGAGCGCCGGGCCATCGCTGATGGCGGCCGCGCCAGCCAGTTCGGTCCCGGAGTTGGACGATGAGTAGAACCAGAGCTTCGCGCCCGAGGCACCGATCGGCAGGTTGGAAACTCCCGCCGTGGAACCGGACGTGACGAACTGGACGTGCCCGCCGATCGCGCCGGCGAGAAGCACAGGCGGGTTGGCGAGGGTTGAACCTGCGGTAGAGCCGTTGTAGGTCAGGGACATGTCTGTATCTCCTTATGCGTACGCCGAACCGTCGTGGATGAACTCCACGATGCCGGCGGATTGGAGGGTCAGAGCGCCCATGTACGCAGTTGCCCGCGCCCACGAGTAGTCCTGTTCCTCGAAATAGCCGATCGGAGTCTGCAGACCAGCCGTGTCCATCGCGTGCCCGATAGCGCTCTTGTGATACAGGTACGAGTGCTCGGCGGTCGAACCGCGACCGGCCAGGTTCGGGTGCATGATCACCAGCGTGTTCATCCACTTCCACGCCGACGGCTTGTCACGCCAGTTCGCCGTGTTGCCGGCCATCGGACGCATGTCGACGTAGAGGGAACTGGTCCACTCCGGCGCCTGCATGAGATACGCGATGAATGACGGCTGGCACAGCAGCGTGATGTTGTTGTCCCAAGGAACCGAAGCGTTCTGCAGCTTCACGAGGGCGTTCATCACCAGCGCGGTGTTAGGAATGGTCTGTCCCGACGTACCGACCGTATTTGAACTCGCGTCCAGCTGAGTGGTAATCAGCGAGTCGATCTTGCGGTTCAGGACGGCCAGCGATGTCATCTGCATCATGGAACGCTGGTTGCCCTGGCTCGCGAAGATGTTGAAGCCGGTCTTGCGCACGAGGTCATGCCATTCCTGCAGCGTGCAGGTGTTCTGCGAGTTGCTGTCAGCGCGGGACGGGATGCGTCCGTTGGTGCCGCGAGTAACCGCGGTAGCGCTGCCGGAGCCGGCGACGAGGAACACCGCCTGCTGCCCCTTGATTACCGCTTCGGTCGTGACGGTGTCGCGCAGCAGTGACTGATGCTGCTCGAACGCCTGCACATACTCCGACCGGTACTGAATTTGAAAGGCTGAATCGGATGCGGGCACTGTGAATCTCCTTTACAAAAGGTCTCCGCCTTTCGCTTGGGGTATCCTTCAGTGGCGATCCGGGGTGTCCCTGTTCGGGAGCCATCCAGCCTCTTCAGGTGCCTTGCGTTAAAGCTTTGTTTGCTACTAGAGTCTCGTCCGGTTCCTTTCGGGGTGTCCGGCGGCCGACTCTTTCAAAAAGCCGGGCAGTATCTCTACGCCCTAGCAAATTCTCCGTGATGCAAATAGGCCGCCAGTTCATAGGCGACCATTGCGTTTTCTTTGCTAACGAAGAGCCCGATATACATCGGCTTCTTCGCAACCTGAATGCTTACGAGCCACTTGCCTGCGTTCTTGTTGAACGACACGCCTTTAGCTCCGGATGTGTTGTTACGCGGCCTGGCTCTGTTTCCCATGTTCTGCACACGACTCGCCTTGCGCAGATTCGTGATGCGGTTGTCTCTGCGGTCCATATTGACGTGGTCAATCTGCTCTGACGGAAATTCTCCGTAGACATAAAGCCATGCCAGCCGATGAGCGGAATAGGTCTTACCGGCCACTCCGATATACGTATAGCCACCACCACCATTCCTAAAGCCGTCGCATGAACTGCCAGCGATGTCGCCCTTCTTCGCGCCACGACCACGATCCTCGTTCCATCTGAAGATTCCGGTGTCGCTGTCGTAGCTAAGAACCTGGCGAAGAAACTCTGCGGTGATCATCAGGCTGCCTTCCTTTGCATGATCACTTTCCCTTGGGCGTCCATGAGCCCGTGTTTCTGCATGGCGTCGATGAGTTCGCGCTCGCGTTCCTGGACCTGCGGATCCTTGTTGTAGCTCTTGCGGTCATCCGTCTTCATCTTCAGGATCGACTGATATTCCTCGACCATCGTCTTGCCGATGTCGCCCTGCGACCCAGGAACGACGATGCCGGCCGGGTTGAGTTCCAGCGCCATCGAGAGGAAGCCCTTGACAGCATCCGCGTTGTTGAAGAGGGCGGATCCGTCAGGTAGGCGCGCGCCCTTCACGGAGTCGCGCACACTCTCCGGCAACTTGGAGAGGAATCCCTCAATGACGTTGATGTTGCGGCGGAACGCGCCGCCCCATTCCTGGTTCAGTGAGTCAAGCGTCTTCACGCGCTGCTCGTCGTCGAGTTCCGCACGCGCGGCGACTTCATGCTCGCGACGCTGGAAATCCCACTCAACCGCCGCCTTCACCTGCTCAGGCGTGTAGTTGGCGGCATGGGCAGACTTCAGGAATTCACCGATGCGAGCTTCGTCTTCCTTGCCGATCACGAGACCTGAATCGAACTTGAGATCGTACTTCTCCGGCGCCTCCGGGATGCCGTTCTCCTTGCGCCAGGCGGCTACCTCTTCAGGTTTGGCGTCCTTGCCAAGAGCGCTTTTCAGTTCTCCGGACGACATCTTCTTCTCGAGCTCACGCGCCTTCTTCCACACAGCGTCAGGCGAGGCGTAACGCGCGATCTGTTTCAGTTCGCTCTCGTCATCGCCAGCCATCCGCTTCTGCCATCCGTCCGGCCAGTAACCCTTCGCCGGCTCGGCTGGCGCAGCAGGAGCGGCCGCGGCAGGTGCAGCGGCGGCAGGAGTGGGTGCCGGCGCAGAAATGACGGTAGGCGCTGCAGCGGGCGCAGCAGGGGCCGCCGGAGCGGCAGGTGCAGAAGCCGCTGGCGCGGCTGGTGCGGCCGGAGCCGCTGGTTGTTGTTCTTCAGCCATCTTCGCTACTCCTCAGTTTTGAAGTGTTCACTCGCATTGCGCCGACGATCTGCTGGCCGACGAAATGCCGGCCAAGCGCGACGTTGGTTTCCCTCTCGCTCTCCAGATACGGCCAGTGCGGTAGCGCACAGGCGCCCTCGAGAATCCACTTGAGGGCGTGTTTCTGCTGCCCTTCGTTTGCCTTCCCGGCAGCGAGCGCCTGAATAGCGACCGCATCTGAGAAGTTGACCTGAGCCGGTACAGACCCGTGCGGTCTTTTCGCCGGCATGAGACCGCGACTTTTCTTGGAAAGTGCTGGCGTCATGCCGGCATCGCCGCTGCTTGAGTTTGTGCGCCAACGACAGAGGCGTGCGCCG